CTCGTCGCGCTCGGCGCGTAGCGCGTCATGCTCGGCGGTGAGGATCGCGTTCTCCTGCCGCAGACGCTTGATCTCCGCAATCGCCTTGGTGATTCGCTCACGCGCATACTTGTTCTGCGTGTGATCAAGCCACATTTTCAAGTCAGCCAGGATGTCACGCGCCATCACCAATCCTCCTCCCAAGTGTGGATGCCGTCACGCATGATGCGACCGCCATCACGCGGTTGCCGGAAGTTGACCGGCTCAAAGTAGTCAGCCGGGCCGGGGCCGTACCGGACAAAGGTGTCCGGGCGCGGCATCGGGATCGGCGGCGGTTCGCGGTGTTCGTCGCCGGGGTCATGCTCGTCATTCATCGTCAAGTCCTTTCAGTTCCCACCCGTGGGTGGTTGCGAGTTGCTGCATGGATGGGACAAAGTGGTGCGGGGACCGGGCATCCCGGAACAAGCGATGCCATTCCTGCTCCGACTCCAACAACTTGATCCGTACCTCGTCATGCGCCTTGTGCATCCCGTCAATCAGGGAACACAGGATCATGGCTTGCTGCTCCCATTGGAGGCACAGCATGGCGAGGAGGTCGGGATCGTCCTTGTGCTTGAGCCGGAACGCCTGTGCTGCCGAAACGAACGAACGCAGTTCCTCGGTGCAGTCGCTCATGTCGCCTCCTTCAGCCGCCACACGCGGATCAGTCGGCTGTGGTTGGTGACGCGGCTGCTCTTGATGAACTTGCCCGTGAACTCCCACTCCTTGCTCTTGAACACCGCCCCGGCTGCGGGGCCAAGCGCGTCCTCGGGGATCCCGGCCATGACCATCATGGCGTTGACCTGATCCATGTTCACCTCGCCATGCCGATAGGCAAGGCTGACCGCAAGGTCACGGGCATACTGAAGCAGCAGCGGCTTGGCGGCTGCGGCCCGTGCCATCCCTTCCTGCTTGCGGCGTTCCGACTCGGCTGCGTCAAACAGATCCATCGTTCTTCCTCCCGGTGTGGCGCGTGACAACGACCTCGTCGGTCGCCTCAATCCCGACCCGGATCCTGCCATTGAGGATCCGGGCCGTGACAACGATCTCGCTCGTCGGCGTGTGCAGAACCAAGTGGTCGGTGAGGTTCCGCAGGGTCAGCACTAGCCGCCGCTTCCGTTCGGTTGCGCTCATGGCTCGTCCCCTTCCGCAATTTCCTCCACGCAGCGGATCGTGTACATCAGCACGGTCTGCATGAAATCGTTGGTGACCTCGTCCTCGGTGTCGCCGTCCACGAACCGGGTCGATGACTTGAAGATGTGCGCGGTCGGGGACGCGGCCACGCGAACGGCGGCGGTCAGTTCCCATCGGCGCACGGTGGATCCCGTGTCGTGGTTGGTGACGATCTGCAACACGGTGGGCATTCCCGCCACCCGGATCTCAAGCGAGTGCGGGAGGTTCATGCCCTCGGGCAGCTTCTCGAGAAGGCCAGCCGGCCAATCGTCCCTGGGCAGTTCCTCAATGTGCGGTCGTGCGAAGCGCGTGATCATCCTGGCTCCTTGCGAAAGTGCCGCCTTCCGGGCAGCGCGGCGGGATCAAAGTACCCCGTGCCAAAAAGATACCCTGTGTCCATGTAACCCGCTAGGGGGTAGGGCAAGATTGCTTGGATTTTTTTCGTCCCGGTCGTTGCGTTTGTGCCGCCATTGTGTATGATCGTCGTGCCTCACTAGAGGCCGGGTGGCCTTGGTCACCCGACATAAACCCCCGGAAGCGCGGCGCGTTGACTTCACAGTCCGCGCCGCGTTTGTTTACGGGACAGCACGGCGAGGAAGCATCTGCTTCACCCGGCTCCACAATCTGAAGATCGCCCGTGGAAAAAAGCATCGGCCCCGCGTGGTGGTACGCGAGGCCGATACAGTCCTGCCGCCCTGCACCTTCAGCTCCGACAGCGAGGCGCAGGGCAATCGTCGCAGCGGTCGCAGCCTACCGCATACCGGGTGAGTCATGGGGTCAGTCCCCCAAGGCAGCAGTCGTACCCTGGCGGCATCGTGTCCGGGGTGGGCGTGGGCATCCCCCACGACGAGGCGCACCCTGACCCTAGTGCGCCCCAAGTTCATTGCCGGAAATCCGGCAACGCGCTTGCGCTCTTGTGCAGCAGAGGCGGCTCCCCGGCGAAATGGTGAAAGCTGCACCGTGTGACCACCTCGCCCGGCTCCGTCTGGCCGATTTGCACGCACCCCCGCGAACAGCGGGGTCATGCTCTCCCTGCCCCCACCATCCAACCGAAGGCCATGCAATTCGGAATTCTATGCAAAGAATACGCCTGTGCATACATACCCTACGCGCATGGCAAAGAAGTCCAAGGTCACAGACATCGTTGATCCGGTCGAATGGAAGTCAGCCGTCCAGGCTCGGCTGAACGATCACGGCATCAGCCGGTACGCATTCATCCGCAAGTGCGAAAGCATGGGCATCTGCACCGTACACACGGGCGAGTGCCTGCTTGCCGACAACGACACGCACACGGGCCGGCGCGTCCCGTCCTTTCAAACTGCGATCAACATCGCTCGAGCTGCGGGTTTCGATGTCGTGCTAGTTCCCACCAACCGCGCTCCCGGCACACTTCCCTGAACAGTCTTGACCGTTCCATGTCGAATGGCCTCCGATACCTGTCCGTGTGTTCCGGCATTGAAGCCGCGACTGCCGCGTGGCATGACCTTGGTTGGATCCCGGTGGGATTCAGCGAGATCGAACCGTTCCCGTGCGCCGTGCTGAAGCACCGCTATCCCCATGTACCCAACTACGGAGACATGACCAAGCATGAGCAATGGCCCATCGAACCCGGATCAGTTGACATTTTGGTGGGCGGATGCCCCTGCCAAGCATTCTCCATCGCAGGACTCCGGGGCGGAATCTCCGACCCACGCGGAGGACTCACCCTTACCTTTCTTGAAATCGCTCGGCGCATTCGCCCCCGATGGATCCTGTACGAAAATGTCCCCGGCATCCTTACGGTTGACAACGGAGAGGCGTTTGGCAGTCTGCTCGGGGGGCTTCAGGAACTCGGGTTTTCGTGGGCATACAGAGTCCTGGACGCTCAATATTGCAGAACACACGGAGGAAGGTTTGACCGCGCCGTCCCGCAACGCCGCCGGCGGGTGTTCGTCGTTGGTTACCTTGAGCGAGATCCTCGAGACAGAACCCGTCCCGCCCAGGTTCTCTTTGAGCGGCAAAGCTTGCAGCGGGATTCTCGCCCGAAGCCAACGCCGGGGACGGGAACTGCCCCCGATGCTCAAGCAAGCGTTGGAACAGGCGTGTGGTGGGACGGCAGCAACTGCGCCGGAACCCTGACCAAGCAGAACGCCGGGGGTGGTCAGCGCATGCCCGACAAAGACAACTTTGGCGCGGTGCTGCAACCCCTTGGATACCGATGGCAGAACAACCGGGACGGCTTGCAATTTGACACGGCAACCGCAGCCCTGCGCTCGTCCACGGGCAGCAGCGGGTTCCACGAAATGAATCACCCGGTCATCGTGCAATCTGAAACGGCGTTGGTAAATATGCAAGGCAGCAAGTCAAACGCTTGTGTTGCCACGGACGGAACCGCGTTCACGCTCAACGCCATGCACGGCCACGATGTCCACGCGGTCGCGTTCAATTGGCAAAACGGCGGGGGATACGGAAACGCCAATGACGGCCTTGGCATCACGGTCGAAGGCACGGGGCCGCTGCAAAGCTGCAACCGCCCGGCAGTCGCCACCCCCATGATCGTCCGCAGGCTGACACCTCGAGAAGCGGAACGCCTGATGGGGTTCCCCGATGACTTCACCCTCATCCCGTGGCGCGGCAAGCCGGCAGCGCAATGCCCGGATGGCCCACGCTACAAGGCTCTTGGCAACAGCATGGCCGTCAATTGCATGGCTTGGCTTGGGCAGCGCATTGCCAAGGTCGATGCCGAAATAGCCAGTTCAACCTAGACACACCTAACCCCGTACATACCCTGCAACTATGAGCAAAGCAAAGCGACCACGCGGTGGGCAACTGACCTACACCCAGGCTGTAGCCGACGAGATTTGCGCCGCCCTCGCGGCAGGCATGAGTCTGCGAAAGGTTTGCCAAAAGCCCGGAATGCCGCCCGAATCTACGGTCAGAGGATGGGTGATTGATGATGTACAGGGATTCGCCGCGCAGTACGCACGGGCGCGTCAGCTCCTGGCAGAGCGGTGGGCAGACGAAGTGCTAGACTTGGCCGACCTCCCGCCGGCCACGCTGCCCGATGGGCGCATCGACACCGGGGCGGTGAACCATCAGCGGCTCATGGTGGACAGCCGGAAGTGGCTGCTGTCCAAGGTTCTGCCCAAGGTGTACGGCGACAAGGTGGCTGTTGACCACGGCGGCGGCATGAACCTCACCGTGGTCACGGGTGTTCCGCGCCAATGATCCTCCTGGACTACAAGCCCAGGCCGTGGCAGAAGGAATGCCATTTGGCAAGGCAGCGGTTCAGCGTCCTGGCTCTGCATCGCCGGGCTGGCAAGACGGAACTTGCCATCATGGAGCTGCTTGACTGTGCGCTGCGGCACACCGGAAACCTCGGGTTCTTTGTGTACATCGCGCCGTTTCTCAAGCAGGGCAAGCAGATTGCCTGGGCGCGGCTCAAGCAGAAACTCAATCCCCTGCGCGGTACGCCGGCTGCGGAGATCAACGAGTCGGAACTGACCGTGACCTTTGCCCACAACGGGGCGACCATCCGCATCTTTGGCGGCGACAACCCGGACGCGCTGCGCGGCGTGGGCTTGGACGGTTGTGTGCTAGACGAGGTCGCGCAGATCAAGCCGGAAGTTTGGACGGACATCGTGCAGCCGGCCCTGTCCGACCGCAAGGGATGGGCCATGTTCATCGGCACACCCGCCGGGATCAACCTGTTCAGCGAGTTGTTTTACAAGGCCGCGACCAACGAAAGGCCGGATTGGTGGGGGGCCAGGTACACGGTCTACGACACGGACGCGCTTGACCACGCGGAAGTGGAACGCCTCAAGGCGGATATGCCGGAAGGCGCGTTTGCCCGTGAATACCTGTGCGATTTCAGCGCAGCCGGGGACGATCAGCTCATTGGCCTGACCGATGTTCAGGTGGCAGCTTCCCGCGTGTACACGGAGAAGGACACCCTGGACATGCCCAAGGTGTTGGGCGTAGACCCTGCCCGGTTCGGTGATGACCGAAGCGTCATCATCCGCCGGCAGGGGTTGCAAGCCTTTGACCCGTATGTGTTCCGTGGCTTGGACAACATGGAACTCGCGGCCAGGATCGCCAGGGTCATTGACGATTGGGATCCTGACGCGGTGTTCGTGGATGCCGGGGCCGGGGCCGGGGTCATCGACCGGCTGCGCCAATTGGACTACGACATTCTCGAGGTCGCGTTTGGCGGCAAGCCGGCCAACCCTGGGCTGTTCGTCAACAAGCGCACGGAGATGTGGTGGCTCATGCGTGAATGGGTTCAGCAGGGCGGGGCCATCCCCAACGACCAAGCCCTGAAACTTGAGCTGTCCACGCCGATCTACTGGTACGACATGAACGGGCGGCGCGTCCTTGAATCCAAGGACGAAATCAAGAAGCGGCTGCAAGGCGGCGCGTCCCCGGACATTGCCGATGCCCTGGCTTTGACCTTTGCCATGCCAATTGGCAAGCGGATGCCACGCGAAATTCGGCAACTCATCAAGCCGCAGCGGGACGAGTACAACCCTTACGCAAGGATGAACGCATGATTGTTCGCCGCGCCTCCATGCTTGACATGGAAGCCCTGATCAGGATGGGTACGCAATTCTTGGCCTATGCACCACAGGGTAAGCATTTTGCGATCAACGAAAGCGAAATGGTGGCATCGTGGACGCGGCTGCTGTCCTCGCCTCAAGTGGTGGTGTTTGTTGGCGACCGTGATGGAACTGCTTGCGCGATGCTCGTCGGGGTAGTCGGGTCCATGTGGTTTGCGCCATCCGTCCTAATGGCTAGCGAATTGGCATGGTGGGTGGAGCCGGAAGTGCGTGGGTCACCGATTGCAATTCGGCTAATCCGCGCATACGAACAATGGGCAACGGAGAGCGGTGCAAGTTTCATTGCGATGGCATCGCTTTCATTGGACAGCGGCCCCGATGTTGGTAGGCTTTTGAAGAAGCTTGGATATACCCAAGCGGAAACAACGCATATCAAGGAGCAATGAAATGATTTTCTCCGCAATTGGTGGTCTGATTCTTGGTGCTGCGGGTGCGGCTTCCGCCGGTGCTGCGGCAACTGCTGCCGTTGGTGCGCTGGCCGTGAGTGCCGCCGCCGGCGCGGGAACCGCGATTGCCGGCGCGGTCCAGGGCGCAGAGCAGAACAAGATGCAGAAGCAGGCGATGAATCAGCAGGCGCAGGCGCAGAAGGAGGCGTTGGCGCAGGCAGAGAATCAGCAGAAGCTTGCACAGCAGGAGTCGGCGCGTGTCAACCGCAAGTCTCCTGACCTTGGCAGCATCTTTGGCGAGATCGAACGCGGCCAGGCTGGCGGTGGCCCCGGATCCGCGACGATGCTGACCGGGCCTACGGGCGTTCAGCCAGGCGGTCTGCCCCTTGGACGCGCAACGCTGCTCGGCGGCTAATCAATGAGCCAATACACCGGAGATGGCGGCAGTTACCCGAATGCTCCCACGCGGGACAAGTTGTTCACGCGATGGGGTCAGCTCAAGTCGGAACGCGCCACTTGGTGGGCGCATTGGCAGGAACTGACCTCGTACATCCTGCCGCGCAATGGCCGCTATTTCCGGCAGGACCGCGACAAGGGATGGCGGCGACACAACGCCATCTACGACAACACGGGAACCCGTGCGCTGCGAACGCTCGGCGCAGGAATGATGGCCGGCGCGACTAGCCCGGCACGGCAATGGTTCCGCCTGGCGACGAACGATGTCGAGCTGAACAAGCATCAGCCCGTCAAGATGTGGCTTGACGATGTGACCAAGCGGATGCTGTTGGTGTTTCAGAAGTCGAACACCTACCGTTCGCTGCACCAGATGTACGAGGAACTCGGGTGCTTTGGAACGGCAGCGTCAATCGTGCTGCCCGACCCGCGCCACATCATCCATCAGTACACGCTGACCACGGGCGAATACTGCATCGCGTCCGACTATCAGGGCCGCGTCTGCACCCTGTACCGCGAGTTTGAAAAGACCGTGCATGAACTTGTCAAGGAGTTCGGCTACGAGAACTGTTCGCACACGGTGCAGTCCATGTACGACCGTGGCAACCTGGATCATTGGATCCCGATTGTCCACGCAATCGAACCTCGAGCAGACCGCGACATCCGCAAGCGCGATGCCAAGAACATGCCTTGGGGATCGTGGTATTTCGAGGTCGGCGGCGAACAGGGCAAGTTCCTGCGCGAGTCCGGGTATCAGCAGTTCCCTGCCGTGGCTCCGCGTTGGGCGGTGGCCGGCGGCGACATCTACGGCAACAGCCCTGGCATGGAGGCTCTTGGCGACATCAAGCAGCTTCAGCATGAGCAGCTTCGCAAGGCACAGGTCATCGACTACCAGACCAAGCCTCCGCTTCAGATGCCGGCAAGCCTGAAGAACCGCGATGTTGACACGCTGCCAGGCGGCGTGTCGTTCCTTGCCAATCCGACTGAAGCGATTCGCACGGCGTTCGATGTCAACCTGAACCTTCAGCATCTGCTGTTCGACATTCAGGATTGCCGGGAACGGGTGCGTGGCGCGTTCTACGCCGACCTGTTCCTGATGCTTGCCAATGCGACCGACACGCGCATGACGGCCACGGAGGTTGCGGAACGGCATGAGGAGAAGCTGCTGATGCTCGGCCCCGTGGTGGAGCGTCTGCACAACGAACTGCTCGAGCCGCTTGTGGACATCACCTTCACCCGGATGCTCGAGGCCGGCGTACTTCCCCCGCCGCCGGAAGAATTGCAGGGCATGGAGCTGACGATTGAGTTCGTGTCCATGCTTGCCCAGGCGCAGAGGGCCATCGGCACGAACGCGGTGGATCGGTTCATCGGCAACCTTGGCGTGGTCGCCCAGGCCAAGCCGGATGTCCTGGACAAGTTCGATGCCGACCAATGGGTGGACATCTACAGCGACATGCTCGGCGTGGATCCAAGCATCATCGTCGCGGACAAGCAAGTCGCCGTTGTGCGCGAGGCGCGGAACAAGGCGATGGCTGCAAAGGAACAGTCGGCTGTCATGGAGCAGCAGTCCAAGACGGTTCGCAATTTGGCACAGTCACCGACCGGGCCGGGTCAGCAGAACGCCATGTCGGATGTGATGAACATGTTCTCTGGTTACAACTCGCCTTCTTCCGTTGAGGTCTGACCATGTCGATGCTGACCAAAGGCCCGTCCCTGCTGTATGGCAGCGACAAGGGCGATACGAACGCCGCGTCTGAATTCATCTCCCGCCTGATGACCGGCGCGGTGATGATGCACATGCACCACCTGATGGTCACGGGGCAGGGCAGCTACGCCATGCACACCGCGCTCGGGGTGTACGGGGAACTGGCTGACCTGGCGGATGGCCTGGCGGAAGCGTGGATGGGCTGCACCGGCATGGCCGTGTCGTTCACGGGCGGAACCGTGCAAATCGGCACGGATCCCAAGGCGGATGTCCAGGCTCTGTACGAGTATGTGGAGTCGGCTCGAGCCGCGCTCGGCAGCGAGTCGCACATTCAGAACGAGGTGGACGCGGTCTGCACCCTGCTGTCCTCTTGCCTCTACAAGCTCAACAGGCTTGCATAAAGGAAAGCCATGCCAATTACAGCAGCAAATGTTCGCTCACCAGGCCCGATTCCGGGTGCATTTGGAGCAGTCGTAGTTCCGGCCAACACCGACACAACCCTGGCATGTTCGACAACTTGTCTGTATGTGTCGCACAACGCGGCTTGGTCAATCACCGTTGTAATGGAAAACGGCGATTCGGTTGTCATTCAGGGGCATACCAACGGCATTGTGTTGCCAATCCGCGTCACTCGCGTTACTGCCTCAACAGCTGCAATGCACATCGTGGCAATGTTCTGACCGTCCTATTGCCAACGCAATGAAAGACGGTAGAGTTTGCAAATGAGCCAGTACGACCCGCTTGACCTAAAGGCGCAGGAACGCGCCAGGCACGAAAAGGATCTTCAGATCCGCATCGCGCAGGAAACGGAAGAAGCGGACATCAGATGGCTCATGGGTAACAAGCGTGGTCGCCGCATCGTGTGGCGATTGCTGGATCAGGCAGGAGTGTTCCGCTCGTCGTTCAACACCAACGCAATGGCAATGTCCTTTGCGGAAGGCAACAGAAACTACGGGCTTCGCATTCTCTCAATGATCCATACGCAATGCCCAGAGCTGTATCCCGTGATGATGAAGGAACAGACGAATGACCGAAACGATGACGATGGCGGAAGCCGCGCCCACAGCTAGCGGCAACCCCACGAATCCACTTTCCGGCCAGGCGGCAGCGACGGCTGAAGCTCTGTACGGAAACACGCAGCGAACCGATCAGGGATCGCCGCCGGCAGTCGCGGATGCGACCAAGCCGGCGCAGCCCGTTGGCAATCAGCCGGTCGATCCTGCACAGGCCAAGGGCGAGGCGGAAGCCAAGCCGGAAGCCAAGCAGGGCGCACCGGAGAAGTACGAATTCAAGTCGCCTGAAGGACAGGGGTTCGACCCGGAAACCATGAAGGTTTACGGAGAGGTTGCCAAGGAGCTGAATCTTTCCCAGGAGTCGGCACAGAAGATCCTGGACCGCATGGCCCCGACCGTTGCACAGCGACAGGTCGCGGCCATTCAACAGGTTCATGCCCAATGGGCAGAGGCTTCAAGGACTGACCAGGAGTTCGGAGGCGACAAGCTGATGGACAACCTTGGCGTTGCCAAGAAGGCTCTTGACTCGTTCGGCACACCGGAACTTCGTTCTCTGCTCAATGACTCGGGCCTCGGGAACCACCCGGAAATCATCCGGTTCATGGTTCGCGCAGGACGAGCAATCTCGGAGGACCGCTTTGTCGGAGGGTCTGCGCCGTCCCCAGGTCGTGGGTCGGTCAAGGACTTCAACTCTGCCGCAGCGGCCCTGTACTCGAATCAATCCCAACTCTGACATAAGGAGCCACAACAATGGCAACCATTACTTCTGGAAACCTGACGCTTGCCGATTGGGCAAAGCGTTCTGACCCGAATGGCCGCATCCCGATCATTGCGGAACTTCTCTCGCAGTCGAACGAGATCCTTGAGGATTGCGTGTTCAAGGAGGGCAACCTGCCCACCGGCGAACGAGTCGTGATCCGCACGGGCCTCCCGACCGTGTACTGGCGTTCGCTCAACCAGGGCATTCCCTCGAGCAAGTCCACGACCGCCCAGGTCGATGAAGCTTGCGGCATCCTTGAGGCCCGTAGCGAGGTTGACAAGGATCTTGCCATGCTCAACGGCAACACGGCGCAGTTCCGTCTGTCGGAGGACACGGCGTTCCTTGAGGCCATGAACCAGGCGCAGGCGAACACGCTGTTCTACGGGAATCCAACGACCAACCCCACGCAGTTCCTTGGGCTGGCGCAGCGTTACAACGCTCTCTCGGGTTCCAACAGCAGCCAGAATGTCCTGTCTGCCGGCGGCACGACTGCCACTTCACAGGCGAGTGTGTACCTCGTCGTGTGGGGTGACAACACCGTGTACTGCCCGTTCCCCAAGGGCAGCAAGGCTGGCCTCATCCATGAGGATCTCGGAGAGCAGACCGTCTACATGGAGTCCGCTGCCGGCGCGTCCACCGCGTCCGCGACGAACCGCATGCAGGCGTATGTCACGCGCTACCAGTGGAAGAACGGCCTTGTCGTGAAGGACTGGCGGTATGTGGTTCGCATCTGCAACATCGAGCCGTCCGTGCTGTTCGCGCAGACCGGAGCGCAGGCAACCACCGCCGGCACGGCCCTCATCAAGCTGATGGCCCGTGCGATGTACCGCATCCCCAACATGTCGATGGGCCGTGCGGCCTTCTACATGAACCGCACCATCCACAGCGGCCTGGCTTGCATGGCCCTGGACAAGTCGCAGTATGTCCTCAAGGTTGAGGACGGTCTTTCGCAGTTCGGCACGGCGGGCAAGTACCTGTCGTTCCTCGGAATCCCGCTGCGCCGCGTCGATGCGCTGCTCAACAATGAAGCCGTGGTCAGCTGATAGCTGAACCCTTTCAAAGAAAGAGGAATCACCAATGATTCTTGACAACTACCTCGTCGTGTCGGGAACCGTCCCGGCAACTGGCAACATCACGGGTCAGGCGTTCACGGCCACCGCTGTGTCCACCGACACCGTTGACATCACGAACATCCGTGACATCGGTGAAGGCCAGGATCTGTACATGATGTTCACCGTCGTGGCTGCGTTTACTGGTTTGACCTCGGTGACGATTGATGTCATCGGCGCAACCAACGCCGCCCTGTCCACGGGCGTGGTGACGCTTGGATCGGCTGGCACGATTGCCCAGGCCAACCTGACCGCCAATGCAACCTTCGCGGTTCGCATCAACCCCGCGCTGTTCTCGCTCGGCACGCGCTACATCGGTGCGCGGTACACCGTTGCCGGAACTGGTACGGCAGGATCCATGTGTGCGTACATCGTGCAGGACATCCAGGATGGCCGGAAGTTCTACGCCTCTGGTTTCTCCGTCACCTGATACCAAGAAAGTCAGGACATGGCAAAGGTCAAGGCACTTCTGGATTGCTTTGTTGACAACAACTTGCGAAAGGAGGGCGATGTGTTTTTCTACGATGGCCCTCGTTCTGACTGCTTTGAACTGCTCGAGGGCGAGTTTGCCGACGAGCAGGCGCAGCCGGCAAGGCGTGGTCGCAAGCCCAAGCTGGCAAGTGATGTGATCGACTCCGTGATCTGACAACTTGCGTTGAGGCCCAAGCAGGGGGAGCCGTTGGGCGACCACGGCTCCCCCTGTCTGCCAAGAACAGGAGCAAGCGATGGCTTCGGATGTCGATATCTGCAACCTTGCCCTGGCATACCTGGGCGATACGGCAACTCTGTCAAGCGTGAATCCGCCGGAAGGGTCGGCGCAGTCCGACCATTGCCATCGGTTCTACCCGGTGGCACGGGACACGCTGCTTCAGATGCACAACTGGAACTTCGCCTCGCGCCGGGTTCTCCTGGCACGGGTGGAGAACACCTACACGATGTGGAAGTACGCCTACGCGCTTCCCGCCGATTTGATGGACGCGGTGGCGGTCCTGCCCCCGGAGGCGATGGACGATTACGCCACGCCTTTCGCGCCAAGCGACACTCCGTTCTACGCCTACAACCTTCCTCCGGTCGTTGCCGCCGGCCAATATGTGCCGCAGCGGTACGACCTTGAGATCGACGCAAACGGCAATCGGATCCTCCTGACCAATCAGGAGAATGCCATGCTGCGCTATCAGGCAAGCATCACGGACACCGGGCGATACCCGCCCTTGTTCGTACTGACGCTGTCGTGGCATCTTGCTTCCATGCTTGCTGGGCCGCTGATCAAGGGCGCGGAGGGAGCGGCGGAAGGCAAGCGTTGCAGTCAGATGATGGCCGCGTACATGCAGCAGGCCATCAATCAGGACAGCAATCAGCGCAACATCAAGCCGGAACACATCGTCCCCTGGACGGCAGGACGCTGACACATGGCAAGCACCCGGATCTATCACCGCTCGTTCGGCGGCGGCGAGATCGCCCCGGACATGCTTGGTCGGATTGATGACCCGCACTATCAGTCGGGCGCGGCCAAGCTTGAGAACTTCATTGCCAGGCCGCAGGGCATCGCGGAGAACAGGCCGGGGTTCACGGTGGTGCGTACCGTCAAGGACAGCACCAAGAAAACCCGGTTGATCCCGTTCACCTTCAGCACCACGCAGACAATGGTGATTGAGGTCGGGGCCGGCTATTTCCGGTTTCACACGCAAGGTCAGACGGTCGTGATCGACCCGTTTGACTCGGTACAGAAGGGCGCATGGAGCGCGGTGACCGCCTATGCGCTTGGCGACATCGTGCTTGGTTCGGACAACAAGTATTACTACTGCACTTGGGCAAACACGGGAAACGACCCAACGATTCCAACGCCCAATTGGACAGAGACAAACGCTTGGTATGAGCCATATGAGGCATACCAAAATGTGCAAAGTTCAGGCTCATACACGGAAGATGAGCTGATGGACATTCACTATGTCCAATCAAACGATGTGCTGACCCTCGTACATCCAAACCACAAGCCCAAGGAACTGCGGCGATACGGGGCCAACAAGTGGATTTGCATCCCGATCACCTTTGGAGCAACGCTTGCAACGCCTACTGGCGTGTCCGTTACCGCGTCCAAGGGTGAGGCAATCAATGTCGCAAGCACGACGGCTGGTACTCCGGGAACCATGACCACGGTAACCAACCACCAATTTATTGCAGGAAACGGTGTGTATGTCACCGGCGGTCCTGGTGGATTGGCTGATGGGTTTTACACCGTCAATTCGGTGACGGCGAATACGCTCACGCTGAAGAATTACAACACAGGCGTAGCGGTTACGACAACTGCAACAGCAGCGGTAGGTTCGATTCAGTTTGGAGAACGAATTGCCGACATTACCAACTTCTATGTCGTGACTGCGTTCAGCCAAACTACGGGTGGCGAAAGCGCACAGTCGGCGGCGGTCAGCACAACCAACAACCTGTACATCCAGGGTTCGTTCAACACGATTGCGTGGTCTGCCGTGTCGGGGGCCACGCGATACAATGTGTACAAGAGACAGAACGGGCTGTACGGGTACATCGGGCAGACGAACGGAACCTCGTTCATCGACGACAACATTGCGCCCGACCTTTCAGTAACCCCGCCTATCTACGACACGCTGTTCAATAGCACGGGGAATTATCCAGGTGCTGTGTCGTATTTCGAGCAGCGGCGCATCTTTGCCGGCACGATCAACGCTCCGCAGAACATCTGGATGACCAAGTCCGGGACGGAATCGGACATGTCCTATTCCATCCCAAGCCAGGACGATGACCGCATTGCGCTGGCGGTGGCATCCCGCGAGGCCAACACCATTCGGCACATCGTTCCGCTGACGCAGCTGCTGATGCTGACGAGCAGCGCGGAATGGCGAGTCAGCCCCGTCAACAGCGATGTCATCACGCCCTCGAGCGTGTCGGTGCGTCCGCAGTCCTATGTAGGCGCAAACAATGTGCAGCCGATCATCGTCAACAACAGCGTGGTGTATTGCGCCGCCCGTGGCGGTCATGTGCGCGAAATGGGATATTCCTGGCAGGCATCCGGGTTTGTGACGGGCGACCTGTCGTTGCGTGCCAATCACCTGTTTGACAACCGGACGATCCTGGATTGCGCGTTCCAAAAGTCGCCGCAGCAGATCATTTGGTTTGTGTCCTCCACGGGTGCGCTGCTTGGGATCACCTATGTCCCCGAGCAGCAGATCGGCGCATGGCACGAACACACGACCACCGGAACATTTGAGAGCTGCGCGGTGGTTGCGGAAGGCACGGAAGATGTCCTGTATGTCGTGGTCAAGCGCACGATGGACGGCCAGGACTACAGGTTCATCGAACGCATGGACACCCGACAAGTGACTGATCGGCGGCAGATGGTGTTTGCCGATCATGCCTACAAGGTCACATCGCGGAACATCCTGAATCCCAACGCAAGCAACTATTACATTTCCGTGGAAGGTGGAGCAGCGTGGGATCAGACCGAGTTGCTGACCATGAATTCCAACACCACGGGAAGCAACGGCATTAGATTCACGCCAACATTCAATCCGACCCCCGGCGTGTCCTTGCCAGGAACAACAAGTCCAAGGCTATGCGGTCCAGGAAACATCGTGTCGATGTTTACGGATGACGGCAAGGAATACAGGTTTGAGATAGTCGCCTACATCAACAACGGAACTTGCACCGTCCGACCGCAGCAGCCCGTGCCGGAAGCCTTGCGTGCTGTACCCGTGTCGAATTGGGGAGTGTGCTTTACGCAGCACACGCTTTCTACGGAATTCTCCCCCGGCGATGACATCTCCGTTCTGTTGGATGGCGCACCGGCAACTACCGGGTGGTCGTTCAACGGCACAAGCAAGGTCATGTCGATTGACCACCCATCCTGCGATTTGGTGTACGGGCTGCGGTACAACTGCAATTTGCAGACGCTGCCAATGGTCATGGACACGGACGCATACGGCCAAGGCCGCATGAAAAATGTCAACCGCGTGTGGCTGAAGGTCGTGCGGTCATCCGGCATCCTGATCGGGCCGGATGCGGAACACTTGGTCGAAACCAAGATTCGCACGACCGAGCTGTATGGCGAACCCCCGGACTTCAAGACAGAGGAAATCCTGATTGTCATTCCGCCGTCATGGCAGAACGGCGGTCAGCTGTACATCCGGCAAACCGACCCCCTGCCCTTGGCACTTGTGGGCTTCACCGCTGAAGTTTCTATCGGAGGCTGACCATGACCGCGCTGCCATCCAACTACGGCACAGGCGCAATGCTGATGCGTAATCAGGGTTCCGAGTACCCATCCTGGTACGGCACGGGTGCGCTGCTCACGGACACCTCGAGCCTTCCGGCGTGGTACGGAACCGGGCAGCTGCTTCAGGTTCCGCAGTCGGATCCGATGGCAGGGCTTGCCGCCGGTATGCCGATTTTCGGCGGGGTCATGTCGATCTTTGGCGCGATCAACAGCGCAATCGGCGCGTACTACCAGGCCGAAAATCAGAAGATCCAGCTGAAGATGCAGGCCAACAACCTGAAGTTTCAGTCAGGCATGGCGAAGATCAACGCCAAGGCTGCGGAACGGACGGCGCAGGACATCATGCAGGCCGGGCAGCAGCAAGTCGGGCGGTACACGATGCAGGCCGGCCAGGCCCGTGCCAGCGCGGTCGCGGCAATGGCCGGGCGCGGCTACGCCATCGGCCAGGGTTCGTCCAAGGAAATCCTTGCAAGCATGGACTTGATCAAGGAAATCGACATGATGACGATCAACGCCAACACCATGCGCCAGGCAACGGCTGCGCGGACGCAGTCGTTCAATTACGCCACGCAGGCCACCATGTCGGGCCTGTCGGCGCAGAACCTCATGGGCATGAGCGGGACGATCAACCCCGCCCTGTCCGTGTCTACGAGCCTCCTGGGCAGCTTCACGGACATTGGATCGGTGTGGGCAAGGAACCGCCGCATTGATGACATGCTGAACGCGCTGTCCACCCGAAGGATCTGACCATGCCAACCGTACCAAGCGCATTTGTCCCACAGGTCGGGCCGCAGGGCGAAGGGTCGATGGTTCCCCTGCAAGCCCCGGCGGTGCAGCCGTTCGAGAACGCCACTCCCAAGCAGCTCATAGAGTTCGGCCAGGCCGAGACACGCGCCGGCCTGACGGCCTACCGCGCCGGCGTGGCCTTGCAGGACGAGATGGACGAGGCCGCGACCAAGGAAGCGGACACGCGATTCCTGGCCGTGGCCCAGGACATCATGCGCGGCAAGAACGGGTATCTGACTTCCGTGGGCAAGGATGCCGATTTCCGTCTTGGCGAAGCGCAATCTGCGCTGATCAACGCCATGAAGTCCGCGTCCGAAGGTCTTGGCAACGACACGCAGCGGCGGATGTTTGAGCAAGTCGCCACCCGCAACATGCTTCAGTTGCAGGGGCAGATGCTTGACCATCGAAACAACCAAGTCAAGAACTACGCCGTCAAGGAATCGCTGTCACGCGCCGACACCTATTCCGATCAGGCCATCCTGGCGCACATGGAAGTCGGCAAGACGGAAGATCCCGAAAAGAACGATCAGAGTTGGAAGGCGTTCACGGTCAACTTTGACATTGCCGTGCAGGAAGCCAACAAGGCTGCGGATCTTCTTGGGTTGCCGCAGGAATCTGATCAGCGCAAGGCGATGGTTCAGCAGTTGGCCGACAAGGTCGGGACAGGCGTGGTGTCCGACTTGATTCAACGCAAGAAGTTTGCCGATGCCGAGTATTACGCCAAGAACAGCGACCTGTCTCCGACAGTCAAGGACAAGTTGATTGGCAGCATTGAGTCCAATCGGGAACGGTCGGTGATTGCCGAGCTGACGCGAAGCGTGATCGACAAGGGCATTCTGTTTGCGCCAAGCGACACCAACGAATATCCGGGCTTGGCAGAACCGCGGTTTGCCGCCAACGACCCGCGCAATCAGACGATGGCCCCGGTCACCGACCTCAAGGAAGCCCTGACGGTTGCCGCGCAGATTGAGGATCCGGTCATGCGCCGCATTGTCACGGCCAATGTGCGCCAGGAATTTGGGGAACGCGAAAGCATGAGGCGGCAGAAGTATGCCGAATTGCTGAATGCCGCAGAGAATTTCATGGCTTCAGGTCAGCCGGTGTCGGCCATGCCGCAAGCTATTTGGAATCAGCTTGAGGCAAAAGATCAGGCGCAGTACCTCAAGGAGCAGCGCAAGACCGATGAGGTTGGCGCAATGGAGGAATTGGCGCGGAACCCTGGTCTGCTGTCGCAGGATTGGCTTGTTGAAAATCGCAGCCGAATCACGCCGCAGACTTATGTGGATCTGCTGCAAAAGCTCAATCAACCGGAAAAAATTCTTGAGGCCACGGCTGACGCGCAGTTGCTGAATTCCACGCTCGTCAACGCCGGATTGACCAACCTGGCATTCCCGAGCAGCACCGAGGACAAGACGGCCTCGTTGCTGATGCGAAACAATGTCGAAACCATGATCGACATAGCGCAGCGCAACAAGGGCGGAAAGCTGACGCGGGATGAACAGCAGGCAGTCATTGACCGGGTCATCAAGGAAAAGGCAATGGTCGATCAGCCGTGGTATCGGTGGTCGAACGACTACGAAAAGCCTGTTGCCGCCATGACGCAAGATGAGCTGTCTAGGGCGTATGTCTCTGTCAATAAGGAATTGATCCCGCTAGCATTTGCAAGGCGTGCGCGAATCGAATTGCAGAAGGCAGGCTTGGGAATGCCATCTGACGCGGACATCTACCAGTTCTGGGTGAAGAAAGGCAAGCCAAGTGGTTGACCCTGACATTGAACAGCAGATGGCGAAGTTTGCGCCATCAAGCAACCCGAGCATTGATACGGGGTCGGACATTGACCCGGATGCTGCCGCAATTGCCAAAGCTGTTCTGCCGCAGGGTGCAAGCGAAGCTCGTCGGGTAGGGCCACCTGACATCGACCCGGATGCCGCCGCAATCGCCAATGCCAAGCAAAACGCGCTCCGGTCCACGATGTACGGCGTGGCCGGGCAGAACCCCGATCAGGCTGCGGAAGCGCAGCGCATTGGTCGGGAGTTCGGCGTAAGCGGGGAGTTCGTTCTCCGCAACATGGAGGACATGAGGCGGATGCAGGCCATCCGCAGCGTGGAACGCCGGGAGTTGATGCAGCAGGATCCGATCCTGGCACGGTTCCTGACCAACCAAGACTTTGCCGCACTCGCGCACGATGACCTAGACAACCTTTCGGCCACCGAGCGGATTTACAAGAACGCGGTTGATTTCGTCAACCCCAAGTCTTGGGACACCATCAAGGGTCGTTTTCAGCGTGGCATGGACTTGGTGGAGATGGGACGCGCCAACGATGTCATGGGCCTCCGGGCGCAATGGTCGCCCACGGCGCGTTCGTCAGCCGAGATCGCGGAGGAGATGAAGATCCTGCCCACGGACGGCGGGATCATCGGTTCGACAGCGGAAGTGCTTGGGCAGATGGTGGGCGGCATTCCCGAGGTCGTGGAAACGACGATGGCCGGCACAACGCTTGGCGGCGGTGTGGGCCTTGTTGGTGGCCCCCTGGCTCCCGCCACCGTGCCGGCAGGCATGGCGTTGGGCGCAACCGCAGGACTTGCCACGGGCATGGCCCGTGTGGCAGCAATGTCCGAGGCTGGCAACGCCTTGCAGGAAATGCGTACCCACGCTTATGGCGAAATTGAACGCCTGATGGGCGAGGGTTACAGCCGGGAACAGGCCACGCAGATGGTGGGGTACGACGATGCCACGGCGCAGAACTTTGCGATGGGCGTTGGCATCCTGAACGGCCTAATTGAAACCGCCTCGTTTGAGGTCATGGGGCCGGTCGCTAGGCGGCTCGTCGGCAATGTGATCCGCGAGAAGGTCAGCGAAGCAGTCATTCGCCCGACCATGCGGGGCGCGGTCATGCAGTTTGCCAAGGACTACCGCAATGCCGTCCTGACGGAAGGCGGCGAGGAGTTCTTGCAGCAATGGGTCGGCATCATTGGTGACGAAATGCAGCGCAAGTACGGCAGCAATCTGCCGTCCAGGTTTGACGATGAGGGGTCTGTCAAGGCTGCAATTGTCGAATCGTTTGAAGCTGCGCTCGAGGGCGTGAAGGGCGCGATGCTGATCGGCGGCGTTGGCCCGACCGGCAACCTGTATTTTGACATGAAGCGTGCGCGGCAGTCCGTGCGGCAGCAGGCGTTCTTCAATCGCCTGACCGATGTTGCCAAGAACAGCAAGGTCAGGCAGCGCGACACCCCTGCCTACGAGAAGTTCATTGAAGGCCAGGTTGAAGGCAAGGACATCGACACGGTCTACATCGACGCGCAGCAGCTCAACGGTGTCCTGCGCCAAGCGGAGGTCAACGGCGTTGCAACGGCGGCAGAACTTGACCAACTCCTACCGGGCGTTCGCCAGCAACTCGCGGAGGCGTTGGAAACGAACGGCGATGTCACCGTCCCGATGTCGGTGTGGCAAGCTCGCGTGTCGGGAACAAAGGTGGGCGATGCCCTTCTTCCGCATGTGCGCCTAGCCCCTGATGCTTGGAGCGTCAATGAACGCCTGCAATGGGAGAAGAAGCGTGCCGCTTTGATGCAGGAAGCGGAAGAACTGCTTGACGAACAGGAAAAGAAGGACACCAAGGCACGGTCTGCGGCAGCGCAGATTGAAGATTCGATCAAGGAGCAGCTCGTTCAGTCCGGTGCAATGGATGACAAGGCTGCTGCAACAAACGCCAAGTTCTATCGAAGCCTAGTCATTGTCATGGCCGACAAGGCTGGCATGACTCCCGAGCAGTTCCATGAGCAATATGGGATGCGCGTATTTGGAGTGCGTGATCAGCAGGCTAGTGAGACTGCAAATCAGGGCGGGCAGTTTGACCAAGTTTCGTTGGACATCATTGCACAGTTGAATGATGACGAATTGCGGCAGCTCATTGATTACGCATACGAAGTCAATGCAATTCAAAGCGATATTGACGCGCTAGAAACAGAATTGGATCGGCGCGAGGTGGAGGATGATGACCCATCCGGTGGTGAAGAAAAGGAAGGTGGCGAAGAAGAACGCGAATGGACAGGTATTGGGCTTGAGGAATTGATGCGCCAAGCGGCGCAGCAAGGTCGCCGCGACAACCTGACTCCAGAACAGCTTGGGGCATCAATCCGCAACGATGGCGATTTTGCCGTGATGTCTCAATCCGAAGCATTGGCATCCGTTACGGATGCCGAGCTTGGGCAAGAAGCGTATGACGCTTTGGCCTTGCACGAACAGCGCATCAACCACATGCGAAAGCGGTTGGTCGCGCCGTCGCGCCTCACGCCAAACATTTTGGAACAGGTAGCGTCGATTGATCGCGCCTACATGGCGGCGGTCAAGAATGGCGATTTGGCGTTGGCGCAGCGCATGGTGTTGGATGCAGCGAAAGCCGCCGGCTTCAACGCATTGGCCCATCATGGCACGGATGCGCGTCCGTTCACGGTGTTTGGCGAGAACGATTCCTACAATTGGGGGCAAGCGTTTTATTTCTCGCCCAACCTGGCTTACGCGCAGGAGTACGCGGAAAACGACCGTACAGGGCAGGGATTCCCACGGGTGATGAATGTTGCCCTGAATTTGGGCAGGGTGTTCTCGCCGGAATCAAACCCGCAGCATCTGAAGCTGTATCGCCAATGGGCAAAAGAACAAGAGCGCACTGGTAAAGGACATGGCGCGTTCTTTGTCAATGGGCCAATCAAGGAGCCGTATGGCGACACCAAGGCGCGAAATGTCATTGACTACGAAGATCAATGGTGGATTGTGGAGCGCATTTGGGAAGCAGGCTTTGATTCGTTCACGACATCGGAATCAGATGGGCAAACGATTGCATGGGGAGTCAAGCATCCCAATCAGGTCAAGCTGATTGATCCCATCACGAAAGATGAAAACGGCAAGGTCATTCCGCTGTCAAAGCGGTTTGATTTGACCAAGCCAAGCATGTTGTTCCAGATGGCCGCGCAGCTAGATGCGGAACACGCAGCCGCTGTTGCAAGTGGGAATATGGAATTGGCGCAGCGTCTGGTAGATGCAGCTGCCGAGCGTGCCGGTTTCACAAGGGTTGGGTTCCACGGAACTCGAGCGGAGTTCACTCCCGATTTTGCGTTTGACCCCAATCGGATTGGCTCTGCCAACGATGCCGGGTTCTACGGGCGCGGGTTCTATTTCGTCAACAGTTCCGGCGAAGCGGCGTATTACGGGCGCAATGTTGGGCAGTTTTATCTGCGGATGTCGAATCCGCTAGATGTGACCAATCGTTCCGGCGACCTGACTTACGAAGGGCATTTCCTGTCGTGGGCGCAGATCCTGGAACCGTTGGGACTGCTGAAGCCTGAATATCAGCAGGCGTTGGATTCGCGGCGCAAGCTTGATGCGTGGGTCGAGGAAAACGCACGGGTGATTCCGTGGTCTGCAATGGGCCGCAACAACCAAGAGGTTGAAGGGTTTATTGCCAAGATTGCAGACCCGCGACCTTGGAACAAGGGGTATGAGATCACCGGGCGATTTGCCATTGCGGATGCGCCATCCACCCCGGAACAAGCCAAGGCCAATCTCAAGGCGGTGTTGTTTGATGAGCTGTCCGGGTATGCGATCAACGGCGAATTGATTGCGCCGGATTACCCCAATCTTGCGTTGGGGAACACCACGCTGTCGGACTACATCCGCACCGAAGGAATGGCTCAAGAGCTGTCGAACGCCGCCAAGAAAGCGGGTTATGACTCCATCTTGGCCGGCGACGAAATGGTGGTGTTTGAACCCGAGCAGATCAAGGCGGCTGCACCCGATGCACGCGATGAACAGGGCAATTTGATCCCGCTGTCCAAGCGGTTCAACATCAAGAGCAAGCGCGTGTTTGAGCAAGCGGCCAAGCCAAGCAACACGCTTGGCGATTTCATTGAGATGAAGATTGGCATGAAGGATGCCGACTTCTACATCGTCAGGCGCGGAACGAAGGAGGCGGTGGGAACTCCAACCAAGGAATACAACCCGGAACACATCGGCGTTCGTGTGACCAGGACGGATCTGCTGTTGCCGGATTACCTGTTCTACATGATGCAGTATGTGCATGGCCGTGGGTACTTTGCTCAACGCGCCACCGGCACGACCAAGCTCGTCAACATCAAGACTTCTGACATCGCGCAAATTGCCATTGGCAATCAGCAGTTTCAGCAGTCGGTGATTCCCGCGAATTTCTATTCGACGCTTGCCAGGCACATTGGCGGCATGAATGTCGATTTGACGGCGCAGTCTTGGAAGGAACGACTGCAAGGCTTGATCAACAAGGGGGCCATCAAGGAATCAGAAGTGGAGTGGAGCGGCATCCGCGAATGGCTTGACTTGCACACGCCGCAGCTGCCTGGCAATCGCATTTCCAATTTGGAAATCATGGATTTCTTGGCGCGAGAAGGCATTCAGGTCACACGCAACGAACGAGTCAGCAATGTTGAAGAACTAGTGCGGGAAGCGGCCATCAACGCCGCAAACGATGCAGAAAACGATTTGAAGTTGCACGGCAAGCTCACGCCGGAAGCAGAGGAATTGCTGTCCTCGTATCGCGTGCTTCAAGAAGCAAAGGCGGATCGCCAAGAACTGGCAGAAGTCAAATCCGAGATTGACGCGCTTCTCTACAAGGCATTTAGGGGAATTGCTTCCCGAGCTAACGGGCCGTTCACGGACTTTGATACCTACATCGAAGAACGGTACGAAGGCGGCAGCGAAGGCAAGGCAACCAAGTGGGAGAACTGGAAAACTGGAGGCGGAACGAACTATCGGGAAATCCTGTTGACGCTGGACGAGCAGCGCGATTTGCCGTCAGTTTCGGAACTGCGCGACCGTGCAGTCGCTGCATACCACAAGGCTTCTGAAGAAGAACGCAACCTGGTTGACGCTCACATCAGAAAGATCATTGATTCTGAAGGCGTATCGTTTGCGTATGGAGTAAGCAAGAACTTTGTCAGCACCGAGGATTTCAAGGAAGGCACTTGGCCGGCTTGGATCACGGAATGGCGCAACGAAACGCAGCGAGTCGTAAAGATTCGCAGAGAGAAGCCGTATTTCCAAGGCAAGCACTGGTCCGAAAGCAATGTGATCGTTCACATTCGCACGACAGATCGCGTGACGGCTGACGGCAAGCGCATTCTGTTCATTGAGGAGATTCAGAGCGATTGGGCGCAGCGGGCTGCTGACGAAGGATTTGTCGGGCAGAAGGCCGAGGATCTAGACAAGATCAAGCAGCTTGAGGAGCAGTATCGCAATGCTCCATCGCAACAGTTGGCTGATCGAATTACCCGCTTGAACAAGCGGCTATCCACCGGGCAATACAACATTTCGCCAGGCCCGTTTGTCGAAACAACGGATGCGTGGCTGTCGTTGGCTATCAAGCAGATCATCATGGAAGCCGTCAATGGTCGCTACGACGGTGTGATGATCATCAATGGCAAGCAGGCCAACGACCTGTATTCGCAGGAAGAACAGGTTGAATCCATCGAAGTCATGCCGCATGAGCCTGGCGAAGATGGCTCGTATGGCCGGCATCTGACCATCAAGCTCAAGGCGCAAAAAGAACCTCTGACGCTGCAAATCACTTCTCGAGGCCGCATCTCGTCGGCAAGCCAGAATCGCGCCATGTTTGTTGGAGAGCCGTTGTCTGCCGTGGTGGGCAAGGAAATGGCCGAGCGCATCATGGATGTCAAGAACCCTGCGCTAGATGCGGAGGGTGTTGCGCGGCGGTCGGAGATTCTGCGCGGCTACAGCCCACAGATCCTTGAAGCCCTGAACAGGCAGCAAAAGGTGTGGAGTATGTCCGACGAAGAATTGGGCTTTGTCGAACAACCGTTCAATGAATGGCTGCAACAGGGTGGTTGGTGGAGGGCTGCGGATTACGGCGAATACGACCAGGAACGGTATTTCCGGGGAACGACTGGCGATATGCAAACGGGCCAAGAGCTGCGTTCTAGGCACGCTGAACAGCAGCGCAATCTGCGTCATCATCTGCGAAACAGAATTGTTGACGAAGCCAACCAAACGGTGGCTGCGCTGCGTGACGAAAGCAACCGGCTTGCGGATGCCGCATATCAGTTGCCGCAAATGTCGCCCGTGACTTTTACGGGCAAGGACATCAAGATTGGCGGTAAGGGTCTTGCAGCGTTTTACGATCAGCTAGTGCCGATTGCCGTTGGCAAGATGATCAAGAAATACGGCGGCGGCGAAGTCGAAGTGATGTCATTGGCCGCGCAGAACGGCAAGCAGATCAGCAAGCGCGATGCGCGTGAGGTTGCCAAGCAATACATCGACGGTTCCATTGACGAAGCGGAAGTTCTGGACGAGCTTGGCATTGAATCCGAGATGACCGAAGATCAGGTCAGCGACATTCTTGGTGGACCGCATGGTGATTCTGCTAGTCGCAATGCCGTCATCAACGAGTTTGTTTCAACGATTGCAGCTCGCACATCTGGGCAACGCAAGTCCAAGAACAACGGATTTGTGATTACCGAGGCGATGCGGGACAAGGTGATGCCGGGCCTGCCGTTGTTCCAGCTTCCGAAGTTCAACCTGTATTCGGCATTGGCGCAGCAAGTCGCGGCAATGCCTGACAAGCCGATGTCTGCGGAAACTTGGAATCAGCAGATCAAGAGCTGGCTGAACAAGGGGTTGATCAAGCGCGATGAGTTGGAATGGACGGGCCTTGAGGATTATTTGGCGATGCAGGAAGGCAAGATCGCCAAAGCCACCGTCATGTCGTTCCTGAACAACGAAGGCGTTCAGGTGCAGCGCGTTCGCCTAGGGGAATTCTTGGCTGGCGATGCGCGGCAGCGTCAGCGTGCCGCCGAGTTCTTTGGGATGTTCCGAGACAAGTATGGAACGGTGACCATTGACGGGCAAGAGATGTTTGACGATGACATCGGATTTGCGTTGCAGGACGGTTCGCTTGCCGTAGACCAGCTTCCGGTGGATTTGCAGGAGCCGGCTAGGTTGTGGCTTGCTGCCGCTGACAACGCGAAGAACGAGCGGGAACTAGATAGATCCGGGCCGGCGCGGTTCAATCGTCCCGACCTTGTACTGCCGGGAGGTCTGAATTACCGGGAAGTGCTTTTGACGCTTCCGCCGGAAACGCCTGGCATTGTGATGTCGGAAAATCAAGCGTTGCCGGATGAACCCGAGTTCTACGAGCTGTCGTTTGCGAACATGAAGTTGCAGACTCCCGGCGGCAATCTGCGTGGCTATGTCGCTCAAAACGATGACGGGTCGTGGAGGGCGACATTCCAGGGGTCAACTACATACCGAGACAGCAAGCAGAGCGCAACGCTGTGGGTCAAGAATGAAATGGCTCGTATTGCGCCACGACTTGTCAAGCAGACAGGCTTTGAGGGAACGCATTGGGAAGGCATTCCGAATGTCGTTGTTCATCTGCGTTTGACGGATCGTGTTGACGAGAACGGCAAGACGGTTCTGTTTGTCGAAGAAGTGCAAAGCGATTGGGGGCAGAAAGGTCGCAAGAAGGGGTTTGTAGACAATCAGCAATACTTCACGACTGCGCGGCGGCTCGAGGTACTGCAAGTGTCCAAGAGCGCGTTGTGGCCCCAGGTTCGCGTGCTTCTTGAGTCCGTTGACAACATGGGCTTTGACACCGCAGCAGAGGCGATGCGGTTCATTTACGACATCCGTGTTGATCCTGCTACCGGAATCCCCTCTGCCGTGTCTGAAGATGGCAGTTCGTGGGAACTTGCGCCCCTGACGATGGATCAGGTCAAGCCGATACAGGATTATGTCGTGCTTGAAAACGAAGCACGAAAGCTCCGTGCGTATGTCAAATCGTTTGAGGGATCCATCCCTGCTGCGCCGTTTGTCGAAAACACCGATGGATGGCTAAACCTTGGCCTCAAGCAAGTGCTGCTCGAGGCCGTCAGGGGTCAGTACGACAGGGTTGCGTTCATCACGGGCGAACAAAGCGCGGCACGGTATTCGCTTGAGTACCGAGTCAAGCGCATCGTGGTCACGCCACGCACTAGCGCGGTGTCGCAAGAAACGATGAAGAATGTCGCGCTTGAGCTTGCAAATGGCCGGATGTTGGAATTGACCGTCAACAGCAATGGTGTGGTTGACAAGGTCGGAAGCGAAATTGGCGAGGCTGGCCAGGCGTTTGTTGGAGAACAGTTGGATGATGTGATCGGCAAGGAAATGGCAAGCAAGGTCATGCAGGCCGAGCGCGGAACCTTTGAAGGCGATGATCTGAAGGTTGGCGGCGAGGGCATGAAGGCGTTCTACAACAGCATTGTGCCGGCGGCGATGAACAAGTTGCTCAAGAAGCTTGGCAAGGACAAGCTTGGCACGATGGAAATGCGTTCGACTAGGTCGTTGGAGCAGTTTGACATTGAGGAATACGCAGGCGCGTGGAGGCTTGTTGACCGCGCCAACAACCAGCCAGTGGCCGAAGCTCCGGTGTTCTCGTCAGGCGCAGATGCGGAAGCGTGGGTCAAGCAAAACGCGCAGCCGACAACTCACATGGCGGTGGATTTGACCCCGGAACTAGTTGCGAAGATTGCCTCGCAAGGCGGTTTCCCGTTGTTCCAGGCTGCTTTGCCGGAATCGGCAAGAGGTGGATTTGATCCTCGTCGCATGGCGTTGCTGCTTGGAGAAAAGGCAGACCTGTCAACTTTCCTGCATGAATCAGCGCATTGGTATTTGACGGTGCTGTCGCAGTTGGCCGCAGATCCAACCGCCACCGATCAGGTCAAGAACGACATGAACACGCTGCTTGCGTGGTTTGGCGTGCCGGATCTTGCGACATGGAATCGCATGACGCTAGATGAGCAGCGCAAGTATCACGAACAGTTTGCGTACAACTTTGAGATTTACATCTCGCAGGGAGTGGCTCCGAGCGTTGCCCTTGAAGGGATGTTTGAGCGGTTTGCCGCATGGCTCAAGAATGTCTATGCGTCGATTCGTGATGAGCTGAACGCGATCTACCGGCGTGAGTACGGCCAGGATCTTCCCATTATGACGGGCGAGGTTCGCCAGGTCATGGATCGAATGCTTGCCAGCGAAAGGCAGATCCGCGAAGCGGAGGCCATCCGGGAAATGAAGCCGATGTTCCTCACGCAAGAGGAAAGCGGCATGGACGATGCCACCTGGAAGGCGTATCAGGACATGGTGGAGGAAGCCACCCAAGCAGCGATCACCGACATGACCAAGGCATCGGTCAGGCAGATGCAATGGCTGTCAGGCGCGAGAGCCAAGATCCTGCGCGACCTTCAGGCCCGGCATCGCAAGCTGCGAAAGGCCATGCGCGAGGAAGTCACGGAACAGGTCAGGCGCAGCCCCCTGTACCGGGCAATGGCGTTCATCCGCACCGGCAAGTCGATCAATGCCGATGGCACGGCAATCAAGGCTCTTGGGCTGCATCGCTTGGACATGGACGCAGTCCGCGCCATGTACCCGGAGGGAACGCCTGGGATGCCCGACATCACCGCCCTTGGCACGGGTGGCCGTGGCATGATGGGCGTGAACGGCCTGCCCCCCGACACCCTGGCAGAGTTGTTTGGCTACAGCAGCGGCGACGAGCTTGTCCGTGCGCTGATTGCCGCCAAGCCCATGCGCGAGGAAATCAACCGGATCGTGGATGACCGAATGCTCAAGGAGCATGGCGAACTGTCTGACCCGGAACAGATGGAGGTGGTCGTGCAGAAGGCACTCCATAACGAGGCACGGGCGCGGTTCGTGGCCGTGGAACTGCGATTCGTGACCAAGGCCACCGAGCCGGCACGGATCATGGTTGGCGCAGCCAAGCAAGCCGCCAAGGAGATCCTGGGTCGGAAGCGGCTGCGGGACATCAAGGCCGGGCAGTTTGAGGCTGCGGAGTCCAAGGCGGCGCGGGATGCCCAGACGGCCTACGGTCGCCGGCAGACCCCCGATCAAATCGGCAAGGCGGCGTTTACCCGCGCCTACAACGAGGCCAAGGACAACGGGGCCGACGATGCCACCGCCACGGCTACGGCCACGGCAAAGGCCGCACAGGCCATTGCCAGGGCCACGGAGCGGCAGAAGGAGTACCAGGAGCGGTACGGCAACCGGAACCCGCAGGAGGTCATTGTCCGGGCCAAGAGGGCGCAGCTGATCAACAATCAGCTTGCCGGCCAGGCGGCGGCGGCAACCGAGGAAATCGCCAAGAAGGTGCGGTATCTGCGCCGCGTCCTGAACGCGGAAAATGTCAAGAAGATCGGCGCGGAACACGCCGATCAAATCGCACAGCTGCTCGAGAAGTTTGACTTGGCGCAGCGGTCGTTGAAGGCCATTGACACCCGCACCCGGTTTGCCGAATGGCTTGAGTCCAAGAGGGCGGAAGGCATTGAGCCGGAAATCCCCCTGTCGTTGGCCGGGGTGGAAAAGACCAACTACAAGAACCTCACGCTGAATGACTTCCGTGACCTGGTCATGGCGGTGCAGCAGCTTGAGTTCATGGGCAAGAACCACCGCAAGGTTCTGTTGGCCGCGCAGCAGAAACAGTTTGAGGAGCAGCGCGACGAGATTGTTCAGTCCATCAAGGACAATGCCAAGGGCCGAAAGTCCAAGGCCCGTTCGGCCAGGAACGACCAGGAACGCCGCCGGCAGGGCTTGAAGGGCTTTGCCGCCTCGCACCTGAATGTCGCCACCATCGTCAGGATCTTGGACGGCGGCAAGGACAACGGGCCGCTGTGGCGTTACCTGATCCGCACGGCCAACGAACGCGCCGACATGGAAACCACCATGAGGGCCAAGGCCACCGAAACCCTAGCTGCGATCTTCAAGCCCATTCTTGCGAAGGACAAGATGGGCGGCAAGGGAATGTTCTTTGACAGCGTCAACGACAGCTTCAACCTGGAATCGCGGATGGTCATTGCCCTGAACATGGGCAACGCCGGCAACATGCAGCGTCTGCTTGACGGCGAAGGATGGACGATGGAGCAGATTCGTCCCATCCTGGAGTCGCTGACCAAGGAACAATGGGAAGCCGTGCAGAAGGTGTGGGACTTCCTTGAGTCGTACCGTCCGCTGATTGCGGAGAAGGAACGCAGGATCTATGGCAAGGAACCGGAGTGGGTTGAGCCGCAGCCAATCACGGTTGTCACCAAGGACGGGGCAACGCTCACCCTACGGGGCGGGTACTACCCGATCAAGTACGACCCCCGCGCAAGCCGGCGGTCGGAATCGCTTGAGCTTGCAGAAGCAGCCAAGCGAGACATGGCAGCGGCGTTCTCAAGCGCAACGACCCGCCGCACCTTTACCAAGAACCGTTCGGAAAAGGTAGTCAACAGGCCGCTGATGTACACGCTTGACGCGATGTACAACGGCGTGTCGGATGTCATTCACGACCTTTCCTGGCATGAATGGCTGATCGACGCAAATCGCCTGGAACGATCCGACCTGTTCTATGACGCAATCAACACGACCTACGGCAACGAGTTTGTTTCGCAGATTAGGGCGTGGATCAAAGATGTCGCCGCCGGCGAACAGTCGGCGCAGCACTCTCTCGAGGTGGCCTTGGCGTTTGGCCGGCGCAACATCGGCCTGATGCAGATGGGCATGAACCTGATGAGCGGGGCATTGCAGGTCACGGGCTACGCGCAGTCCGTGGTGCGTGTCGGTGCAAAGTGGATGGGACGCGGAATGTCCAAGACCTTTGCCAGCCCCAAGGCGGCAAACGAGCTTGTCAATTCCAAGTCCACCTTCATGGCGAATCGCGGCAGGACGCAGTTCCGAGAGATTGCGGAAATCAAGAACATGATCCGCGATCAGTCGGGCGCGATGCGGTCGATTCACGCCAACGCATACATCCTGATGCTGTTCATGCAGCGCACGGTCGATGTCCCGACTTGGATCGGGGCATACGAAAAGGCACGAGCGGAAGCTCACGACGAAGCGACTGCCGTGGCCCTGGCCGACCAGGCGGTGATTGATTCCCAGGGCAGCGGAATGCTGAAGGACTTGGCAAAGGTGCAGCGTGGAGGCGAGTTCGTCAAGACCTTCACGATGTTCTACGGGTACTTCAACACCACCTTCAACCTGGCGGTGGCGCAGACCATGACGGCCCGTAGCAAGGGCAAGATGCTTTCCGATTGGTTCATGCTGTTTGTCGTGCCGGCCATGATGTCGGAAGCCCTGCGCCGAATGCTTGTCCCCCGCCGGGACGATGAGGATGACGATGACCCGACCATGCTTGCACGGGAACTAGCCGCATCGCAGCTGTCGTACCTGATGGGAACGATGGTCGGGGTGCGTGAATTCAGCGATGTCGTGCCGAAGCGTCTGTTTGGCGTTCCGGCCCGTGGGTATTCCGGCCCGGCTTCCCTGCGCGGCGTGACCATCGTGGCGGATGTCGTGGGCGAGGTCGTGGACTTTGAGGCGGATCGGCAATTCCGCAAGGCGATCATTACGGCAATCGGTATCAGAACTGGCATCCCGGCGGTGCAGATCAACCGCACCATTGACGGCCTTGATGCAATCATCAGCGGCGACACCAACAACCCCGCCGCCGTGCTGTTTGGAACGCGGAAGTAGCCCTTGCCACAGCGCAATAATCCAATACGCTAAACACAGAGGAACGCATACATGAGCATCGGAACTACTGTCCGCATCGCCGGCCCGTACATCGGGGATGGTTCACGCCAGGTGTTCCCGGTGTCGTTCAAGCTGTTCACCAAGCAGGATGTGTATGCGGTCAAGACCGTGATTGCCACGGGCGTGAACACGGTGCTTGTGCTTGATACCGACTACACGGTCACGCTCAACGGCGATCAGAACTACACGCCAGGCGGAACGATCACGCTAGTTACGCCTCTCCTGACTACGGAGAAGCTGACGATCACTACGGCGGTCGCCAACCTTCAGCCAATTGACCTGAACAACCAGGGCGGCTTTTACCCGGATGTGATCAACACCGGGTTTGACCGGGCAACCATTCAGATTCAGCAGCTCAACGACACGATCACGCGGACGCTGCGAGTTCCCGTGAGCGATGGTGTGACTGCCAATCAGGAACTGCCCACCAAGGAACTCCGGGCCAACAAGTATTTCTACTTTGACAGCAACGGCGATCCAACGATGTCAGCCGGCACGACCGGGATGTCAAGTTCAGCGGTAAATCTGACGCTGACGGCAAACAACGCCGGGGCCAATACTGGACGCGATGTAATCATCGTTGACAACACGACTGAATTCGCTCGATTCCAAGGATCGACGCAGAGGCTTGGCATTCGCCAGGCATCGCCGGCAGCAACGCTTGATGTCACCAAGGACACCGCGACAACCGCATTCACCGGACTGCCAAGCGGTACGGGACTGTTTATGTTGCGGGACGCATCGACCAACGGGCGGTACACCAACATTGATTTGGCAACTTCTGCTGGCGTGGTGCTTGGCCGTATTGGTGCGGTACAGAATGCCGGCGGTTCGACGCTTGCATTCGGCACAAGCAACAATTACGGAACCGGAATCACCAACAACGCTTTGTCGATTGATCCGGCTGGAATCGTAACTGCGGCCACGCGCTTTGCGGTTGGCACTAGCACTCCCATCACCGTTTGGAAGGGGCTTGCCGGCGAAGCCAACTCTATTGGCATTGGCAACAACACTTTGTCGGCCACGACATCGGGGACTTACAACACGATCCTTGGCGCAGGAGCGGGCAACAACATCACGACTGGCGGCACAAATGTTGTGGTTGGCAGTTCGTCTGCAACCACTCTTACTACTGGATCAAACCTCACGGTCGTTGGTCATGGTGCGAATGTGCATCAGGCATCCTCCGCAAACGCAGTAGCTGTTGGTCGCGGAGCAATTGCAAACACACAATGCGTTGCAATTGGGTATTTGACCGGGTCAGGCGCAACCGGCGCGTCAACAGGCAACAATGTGTTTGTTGGTAATGGTGTCGCGTCTGGGGTAGCTCTGACAGGTTTGTACAACAGCGTCTTGGTTGGGCATGACGCTGGCAATTCTGCCAACGGAAACCAAATTGTTGGCGTTGGCTTGAATGCGTTGTACAGCTGTACGGGGTCGCAAAATGTCGCTGTTGGTACGGCAGCGGGAGGGCAAAACACTACTGGTGCTAACAACACCTTTGTTGGACATTCTGCGGGTGGAGCAGTCGGAACCGGGATCACAACGGGAAGCAACAACACGCTGATCGGCAACGGTGCTACTCCATCAACGCAAGTAATCAGCAACACCATTACTCTTGGAAACTCGAGCATTGCCACGCTGCGATGCCAGGTCACCACAATTACCGCGTTGTCTGACCGGCGCGACAAGAAGGACATTGAGGATCTTCCGTCCGTCATGCCGCTTGTCGATGCGTTGCGGCCTCGGTCGTTCGTGTGGAACATGCGCGATGGCGGCAAGGTGGATCTGCCGGAATTTGGTTTCATTGCCCAAGAGCTGCTCGAGGCGCAGCAGCAAAGCGGCATTGCGGTTCCTAGCCTTGTCAGCGATGTCAACCCGGATCGGTTGGAGGCTGCGCCAGGAACGCTGATCCCCGTGCTGCTTCAGGCAATCAAGGAACTCAAAGCCACGGTGGAATCCCAGGCTGCGCGTATTGCTGCGCTTGAGGCTGCGCCGTGAGATTCCTGCACGACCGTTCCGGTGAAGTGACGCGGCAGATTGTCCGCACCCACACGCGACCCGTTTGCTATTCCGTTGCCAACACGCAGAAGCCCAATCCCTCTGTTGTTTACACAACCGTGGGGCCGGCTCCACTTGGATTGCCGACTGTGACTCCGTGGCTGCAATGGAACGGATTCAGCGATTACATGGCCGCATCTGTAAGTTTCGCTCTGCCGTTTGGAACCTATGAGTTCTATGTGGAAATAGACAACAACGGCGTGATCACACAGTACATGATCGAAGATACGCCGTTCTACTTTGATGTGTATCCGGGCGCATTGGTGCGATTTGCGCTTTACAACTACGATTTGAATTCAATCACCGTTTCAAATATTGAACTTGAAACAACACGCATTGCTAGCTCTGTTCCGGGAGAGAAGTTGATTTCTCCCGTGTTCAGCATGACAGCGAGTCCCCTGTAAGGAACGATATGGCAATCAATCAATCCGCAACTTGTGCAGCGCAAAACACCTGGACTACTCCGATGGGAATCATCGGGTGGTTCAACATTTCCGTGCAGTTGACGAGCGGCGGTGTTGGATCGCTTGGTGGGACTGTCGTGACTTTGCAGCGCAGCTTCAACAACGGAACGCTGTGGCGGGATGTCAAGCAGTACACGCTGCCGTCAGAGGAATACGGGTTTGAACCGGAAGGTGCGCTGTATCGAATTGGTGTCAAGACGGCGCAGTACCAAGCGTCTGTCGATGTGCGGCTTGGGCAAGAAGGCGGCATGACAAAGTAACAAACAGGATCAGACATGACCGTCGAGCCAGGATCAAACATTGTCAAGCTTTCTCCCGGCGATTGGGCCAAGATCGCCGGTGTCGCCATCACCCTTGCCGGCGGATTGCTCGGGGTGTATCTGCACCACGACCGTCTGCTGACCATGCTTGTCGTGGAGCAGGGGCATACCAACCAACGCCTGGAACGCATTGAGAAGAAACTGGATCAATCTCCTTCTCGCTAGCGTTGTCCTGGCGGGATGCAGCCCATCGGCGGAAATCGCCAGGCGGTCGAACGCCATCGCTGATCGTGCGCGGATGGACTACCGCGAGTGGGAGCGGGTCGGCGCAAGCTGCCCGGCCCTGGCTGCGGAATCCAAGGCCGGCATGAAACGCGCCGAAGCCGACCTGGCCGACACCAACCAGGTGCATCGCAGCTTGACCGGGGTAGAGGACGAAACGCCGTGGTGGGCTGGCATGATTGGGTGGGTGGCCGTGGCGGTCGTGGCCGTGTGCGTGGTGGTGGTGCTTTGGCAAACCGGGTTGGGGACCGCCGTGCGCGTGGCCCTGGGGTGGATACCCCGGAAGGTCAGCCGGGACGCAGAGCTTGCAGCCGCGATGTTGAGCGACGAACAGCAAGAGAACCCAAGGGAATATGTCGCAGCTCGTCGCGCTGCCGATCCCTTGTTTGATGCCTCGTTCCGAAAAGCCAAGACCTCACAGCAGAAGCCCCCGGCGGCGTAGCCTAGGCGGATGCTGCTTCATTGGAGATTTGCCATGCTGACGCTTGCTTCCTTTTCCGATTTCCTCGGCAACCTGTGGTTTGCCGGGCTTGCCCTGTGCCTTGGCTACCTCGCCGGGAATGTCGCCCCGGTGTCGTGGGTTCTGACCAAGTTCAAGCGGTGACACGGCAGGGCGGCAGGAATGCCCCACGCTGCGCCCGGACGGGCCGGATGCCCTTGTGGGCCGTCCTTGCACATCGACGGCTCTCCGGGCTAATAGCGGCCCTTGCAAAAACACCGCCGCCCCGGCGACCGTCGTAGGCGCGGGGGCGGGGTGCGGCGCGTCATGCGCCTAGGCCCAACGGGCAAGATGTGGGATGCCCATCTGTTGGGGTTAGTCCATCTCCACCGGGTGTCCTGCCATGAAGCCGGGGGTAGCACCGACCATCCGGTCGGTCGCCCACTTCACGAACTCGGCAAGTTCCTGCCCGGTCGGGATGCCGTTGGTCATGGCTGCTCCCCGAAACGCGGAGGTGGGTTCCAACGGCGCGTCTGACCCAAGGGCATCGGCGCAATCCATCATGTCGATGGCAAGGTTGTAGGCGCGTTCGTAGCGTTCGTGCTTGGTCATCGGTGAATCCTCACTTGGTCGGGAGCGGGTAGAAGGCGACAACCTTGGACAGCGGCTTGCCGGGTTCGGGAGAAATCTCAATACCGGAGGTAGCGAAGTTGTGCAGCGAGGTGTCGTTGTTGCCGAAGTATCCGGGCTTGCGGCCAAGCATCGTGCCGTCCGCAAGGCAGATCATGTTGAACCCCTTGGCGTGGCACTTCTTGGCGAACGCCTTGCGCTGCTTCTCAATGTCGCGGCGGTTGAGTTCGGCGTTGACTGCCTCGTCCACTACGCAGCAGAAGTTCCACCCTTCATAGGTCGGAACGGGCGAGGCGGCAAGCGCGGCCTTCACGGCGTTCTCCAACATCTCGCCGCACAGGTTCACATACAGGATTTCGGTTTCGCCGCCGTGACCGTGGTTGGAAGCGTGAGCAACCAACTTGCCGTTCCAATACACATGAGCGGTAAAGCACTCGGTTTCCTCGGACAGCGAGGGAAGGTGCTTGAACTTCTTGAAGGTGATCTCGCTGATCATCTTCTCGCAAGCCGCCAAAGCTGCGTCCCACTTGGCCTCAAAGGTGTCGGTCGATTCGTCGGTCATGGTCATTGTCAGTCTCCTGATCCGCCGTCCGGGCGGTGCGGGTGTCCGTCTTGGACACGGGTATAGTGACCTACCTCGGCGTAGGTGTCAACACCTCAACAGGAAATTTGGCAAGAATTTGTGCGACCACCACCTAACCCCCTGTGCCGCCGGGCGTTTGCACCCGCACGGCACAGGGGGGGAGTAGGTCACTTCAGTTCAAGCCGCTGCCCACGCTCACCCAAGGCAGCACCTGGAACCTCGGTTCCGGCCTCAAGCGCGGCCCGAATTGCGTCCTTGTCGATCACCTCGGTGACTTTGGGGACGCGGTAATCAACGGGCAGCGCAGCCTCATCCGTGATCAGGACGGGGATTTTACCCCCGTTCTTCTTCACGGTCAGGCGGAACCTAGCCGTTTCCACCTTGGTGCGCTGAAGGGAAATCATGGTTTCCATCAGCACATCGCGCAGCCGGTCGGCAAGCAACTCATCATCTTGGGCAAGCAGCTTGAGCCGTTCGGCTTCTTCCTTCCTGGCTGCGGCGCGGGTAAGGCATACACGGATCAGGGCAGCGTAGTCATCCGCCTTGGAATCAAAACTTTCCTGAAGTGCCTGGAGATGTTCCGCGATTGCGGCAGCTGCTTCCGGGCTGTCGTGGCCGTGGTCATCCATGACTTCCAACAGAGACAGCATCTCTGACTTGATTGCGTACAGGCTCATGGGTTCCTCAAGGGTTGGTGCGGATCAGGACGGAATCAAGCCACGCGATGTTGGGGGGAAGGTCGCACCGGGCAACCTCAAACCCCTCGGGGTTGGTCTGCCTGACCTCAACCTTGGTGCGCTTGTTGCTTGCGGTGATCGTCGTGCCGTTTTCATGCACGGCCACCAATCCGGCGGGGACAAGGTTCACGGTGAACCCCAACCCCCGCAGATACGGGGTGACGGTCAGAAGGTGCTTCATTCCCGGCGGGTTGCCTACACGGTCAGTCATTGGTTGCCTCCTTGCGAGTGAGCTTGGGGGCCGGGCCGATGCGCGTTGCCTCGTAAAACCCGGCCTTGTTCCATTGGAAGTCGATCTCAACTGCGGTGTTGAGTTTGATCGCGGACAGAAGTTGTGGTCCCACGCAGACCCATTGCTTGCCGTCCGTGGCGTGGCTGCACAGCACGGCGGAATTCCCGTTGGCCCGGTCAACCACCTTTTCGCAGATGAAGATGTCCGTGCCTTGGTCGGGCCACTTGCGCCCGGCGTTGGTCTTGGGAGCGGGTGGAATCGCCACCGATGGCGCGGCCACCACGGTCGCCACGACCTGTCGGGACGGCGGCGGTGGCGGGGGCGAAGTCACGGGCGGGGCCAAGGCAGGAACCGGGGTCACCGGATCCGCGACCGGGGCTTGGGCCTCGGCTTGCGCCATCTCCTCCGCGCTGTACAGACCGGACAATTCCGCCGGGAACGCCTTGCGAAGCGCAAGCATCTCGGCGCACTTGGCGATCATCAGCGCAGGCATCTGCGGCCATTGCCCGGTGAGGTGGCCGTCCTTGCTGCGCGGCGCGTACTCATCGAACAGGGCCACGGCGTAGACCGGATTGGCAAAGCCCTTCCGCAGAACGCCGATCTTGGCGGCAGACGGGAACGAATCGTCCAACCACACATCCCGCCACACGCCGTCCTTGCCGCACCACCACGGCCCGTCCTGCCCGGCGTACTCGCCCGACCGCTGCGCGGTCAGCCGCGCCCCGTCGATGCTGATCTGCGTCTGACGGACATTCTTCCCGGCCCTCTTGTCATAGCGGCTGATGCTGTAAATCTGCCGCGTGAACGGGTCCAAGCCGGTGCGTTCGCAGATGGCGATGAACAGCGCAAGCTCATCGTTGGTCGCGCCCATGCAAACCGTCCTAGCGATCAGGTCGATCTGCGGTTGGGTGAATCGCGCCAGGCTCTTGCCCAGGCTCTCCGTCTTTGCCAAGTCACTCATGTGTCCTACTCCATGAAATAGTGAACGCGCAGCCACGCGGCTGCGTCAATGACCCGGAGGATACCCTATGGTTTCGTAGGGGTCAACCCCGGTTTCAAATCCAATGCGGACTTCCGTTTCCGATTCCGGCCCGTACTCCTTGGTCGCGTACAGGCCGATGACTTGGGAGTCATCCCAATAGGCCACCCCGGTCAAAGCATCCAAGGCAGCGCGGCAAAGCTTGTCGATGTCGCCCGACTTCCGGGTGGGGTGGGTCGGCGCGTCTTTCTTGAGCTTGCCCTTGGCGGTGAAATGGGACGGTGGCCGGCGGAACCGGAATACCAAGTTGACGATGGCCGGGAAACCGCACGGTTTGGGGAACACGCGCCTGGCATCCGCCGCCAACACATCGCGGAATCCCTTGACCCGGCGCGAACTCTCGAGCAGCACGGTCCTGCCGTTGCGAAGGCGCACCATCCGTTTGCTGCCTTGGGGCGCAGCGTCACCCTTGACCACGAACATCATCGGAGTCCCGCCTTTCGCAGTTCCTCAAGCGTCTTGTTGACATAGGCAACCCATCCCTTCTGCTGATCCTCAAGGTGCTTGAGCCGCATCAGGGCGGTATCCCGTTCATCGACGGCACGGGCAAACCCGTCCGCGATGGCGGCAAGCAGTTGGAAATCGACCGTCCGGGTGCTGCCGTCCTGCGAGTGCATGACTCGCCGCAGTTCTTCTAGGAGTTCGGGCATCAACCTTCCCCCTTGTACAGCTCGGTCTGCACGGCCTTGGCAAGTTCGGCAGGGCCAAGGCAATCCCACGACCGCGCCGCAGCGATGGCCTCAAGGGTTGACTTCTCAAACCCCATGATGGCTTGTTCGCTCAAGGTACGCGCACACACCTCTCGCCTCGCCTCGTCGCGCTCGGCGCGGAGCCGTTCGATCTCGTCGGCGGCTTCTCGGTTCATCAGTTCCACGCTGCGGTCGTTGTGCAGCACGGCGCGCAGCGCGGTCACGATGTCGATGTCGGTCATCGCTTGCCCTTCTTCTTGGATGCGTGGTGTTGGTACAGGCCGATGCGCTGGTTGGCGCGGTTCAGGTCGCGCTTCAGTTCCTCGATGCGGTCGGCGGCAATCACCGCGTAGGCCCATTCCGCGATGCGCGGATTCGTGTCGCGCAGCCGCTTGCACAGTTCGGTGTCGTTCATTCTTCCTCCCTGCCGCGTCGGTCAGTTGCCATGCGCCATAGATCGCGTGCGGACATCTTGACGGTCAAACGGTCATCTTTCCACGCCGCGTCGATCAACGCCTGTAGGTCGGCAGGATCAACCTCCTGCTGTTCTGCAAGGTTGGCTTCCCCTCCCTCGTCGCGCTCGGCGCG